ATCTAATAGTAGTGGATTCCCTTGGATTGAAAAAGGGAAGAAAAAGAACTTTTGGGTGGAACTTAATGAACGTACTGGTGAGAGGAGAATATGTCAACCAGTTTTGTTTAAGGTTTTAAGTCAAAAGATCTGTGCGGGATTTTCTTTGAGGAGAACGACTAGTTTCACAGTCACCAAGTTGAAAGATGAATTAGTTTCTTTAAAGAAAATTGAGATAGGGAAGACCCGTACCTACAATGTAGCCCCTATCGAGGAAGTTATCATGAGTCGTGGTGTTTACGCACCATTGGTTCATGCTTACTATAGTAAATCTAAAGCCCACGCGGTGGGTATAGATGTACATAGTATCCAGTGGGATATTATGATAAAGAGGTTGTTAAAATTTAAAAACTTTATCAATCTGGATTATAGTGAATACGATTGCCGGCAACGGTCCGTATTTGCGAGGATTGCATACTCCATCTTAATCCATGGAGCCCCAAAAGAGGAGTTAAAAGAAGTTACAAATCTGAGGTTTGTGATAGCCGAAACAGATATTAACACTCTAATGGTGGATAATGATTCAATTTATATGGTCGAACGTTCAAATAAGAGCGGTATCACACTAACGACTATGATAAATTGTCTTGTTAATGAATTGCAATTGATGTATGCTTTTGAAAGATGTTTGCCTGAAGAAAAACGAACAGATTTCTACACGTTATGGAAGGAGAATGTAGAATTTGTTTGTTTTGGTGATGATGTCCTGATGAGTGTGAGCGATGAAGTGAAGGAGATTTTTAATTATGAAACAATCGCACGAGAATTAACTTTAATTGGACATGTTATCACGCCAGGCAATAAATCTGGAGAAGTATACAAAACGTGCAGCTTGGAGGAGTGTACGTTTTTAAAGAGGTCTTTCAAACCTGATAGATGGTGGTTGGGATGTTTAGATAAGAAAGCTATTGAAAAATGTTTTTCTTGGTCGAAACTACCGCCCACCTGCATTACGGAATGGAAACTCTTGGTAGAGGATCACATATTTGAAGCCGTTTTACACGGTGAAGAATATGGTAATTACTTTATCTCACGGTTGTATGGTTCTTTAAATAAGAAGAAGGTTAGTCCTGAATTTAAGAAAGCCATGCTACCATTATTGACTCGAACTGCTCAAAGCTATAAAGCTGAGTATTTCGGTTCAAAATATAAGTTTTAATGTCTATAGCGGATATTATTGCTGATGAACATACAACACTTTATGGAGTGTTGGATGCGGCTGAGGTTGTACAAAATGCCCAGCTATTGATACAGATTAAGAATGAAGTAGATGCTCTCGCGCGTAAGCTCGATGAGACTATAGATAAACTTAATGGTGTCAAAATGGATGTTGATGCAATGATGAGTGACATGTCCACATTTACTGCGAGATTGACAGAAGTAGAAGATAAATCTCAAAGTTATTATGTGGATATTAACAAACGTTTGGACGACATCCAAAAGAGACTAGATGAACAGACCATCCCTGAAGGAGTTTGGGAAGAAACGGATGTTGCTGTGAATACTAGGTCAAATTGGTCGCAACAAGATATTGTGAATACGTATGTACAAGCTGGAGTGGGTGATTACCCATCGCAGAGGATAGGTATTTCTTATGATACAAATTTATCAAACCAAAGTATCAATGTAAGATGCCTTGACGGAGGAATCCGTCAAAGTGTATATACAAAACAACTCTATCCATTAACATCTATTCATCAAGATTGGCGCGACATAGGAACTAGAATAGATGCTTTACCAGAAGGGGGATCAACTGAACCTCCTTCTTTATTGGGAAGGCATCGATGGCGGTTTGCTCATCTCGAACAAAACCACCATACGCTCGATGGCATGAGATTCCAACGAGTTCTTTTATTTAAACCAAAATCAAAATGAGTGCAAATAAACAAAAAGAGATAGCTTCTAGAAGTTATCACCAAATATCATTTACAGACTATCCAAATCGCGTTTCCG